ATAAAGGCTCCTCATGGCAAGGTTCTATGGTCGTATTGGGTACGGTGACACTGTAGAAACTACACCTGGTGTCTGGGTCGATCAGATTACCGAGTATTCATATTATGGCGATGTCATTCGTAATTCGAGATATCTTCAGGAAAACATAGAACGTCTTAACGACGATCTCAAGGTTCAAAACTCGATCAGTGTAGTGGCTGACCAATATGCCAACGAACATTTCTTTGCCATTCGTTACGTGGAATGGGCGGGGACTTTGTGGACGGTTGACAGTGTAGAAGCACAACCTCCCCGCCTGCTGCTCCGACTAGGGAAGGTGTACAATGGCCCCACGGCTGCAGCTCCATGATATTTTGCTGTCATTAGTGTCTAATGTATATTTTCAGCCACCACCAAACGTAATTCTCAAGTATCCGTGCATTGTCTATCACCGAGACTTCGCTGTGACGGAGTTTGCTGATAATAATCCGTATAGGCATGAGCTGAGATATTTGGTCACGGTTATTGATCGAGATCCTGATAGCGATATTCCTGGCAAAGTGGCAGCACTGCCCAAGAGCCTTTACAATCGATTTTTTACATCTGACGATTTGAACCACGACGTATACCGAGTGTTCTTCTAGAAAGGAAAGAAATGCCACCCGCTCTCACCTGGGATGACATTGGCGAGCGAACCTACGAAACTGGTGTAGATCACGGAGTCCTGTATCCGATTGACGATACGGGAGAATATACTCCGGGAGTTGCCTGGAATGGCCTCACCACTGTTACGGAGTCCCCTTCGGGTGCGGCTTCGAACCCGCAGTATGCGGACAACCTCAAGTATCTGAATCTGATTTCCGCCGAGGAGTTCGGATGCACGATTCAGGCGTTTACGTACCCCGACGAATTCGCTCAGTGCGATGGTTCGGAATCTCCGAAGGAAGGTGTCGTTGTTGGACAGCAGGGTCGCAAGATCTTCGGGCTCTCTTACCGAACGGTTCTCGGTAATGACATCGATGGTACCGATCACGGCTATAAAATTCATCTGGTTTATGGATGCCAGGCAGCACCATCTCAGAAGGCTTATGCCACTATCAACGATCAGCCAGCTGCAATCGACTTCAGCTGGGACGTGACGACAACCCCGGTGCCGGTTACAGGTCTCAAGCCGACGGCTCTGATTGTGCTTGATTCAACGTTGCTTTCTGCAGCGGATCTACAGGCACTTGAAGATCAGCTTTACGGATCGGACGGTACTACGCCTATCACTCCGAATCTTCCTCTTCCGGATGATCTTCTCGCGCTGGTCACTGGAACAGGAACAGCAGAAGTTCAAGCACAACAACTTCCTGCTGAGTAGGGGGCTGCTATGAGAAGGAGGCCAGAGAGTGCTCACTATTATAGTTTCTGGTGTCGAGATGTTCAACGATGCCACTCAAGAATTCACCACGGAAGGTGACGTCGTATTGGAGCTAGAGCATTCTTTGGTCTCACTGTCAAAATGGGAGTCAAAGCACGAGAAGCCGTTTCTCAGTAGTGATGACAAAACTATTGAAGAAGTTCTGGAGTACGTGAGGTTTATGACTTTGACCAAAGTTCCAGAGGAAACTTTCTCCAGACTCTCTGAAGCGAATGTTGAAGCGATAAACAATTACATTAACGCTAAGATGACTGCTACCTGGTTCAACGATCAGCCAGGTACTCCTCAAAGTCGAGAAGTCATCACTGCTGAGCTCATCTATTACTGGATGATTGCTTTTCAGATCCCATTTGAATGTGAAACATGGCATCTCAATCGTTTGTTCACCCTGATTCGAGTGTGCAACATCAAACAATCGAAACCAAAGAAGATGAGTCGAGCTGAAATCGCTGCTCGAAATCGAGAACTCAATGCTCAGCGTAGAGCACAGTTCAAAACCAAAGGTTAGAGAGGAGGTGACATGACACCATTAGTCTGGGACAAAGTCGGTGAGAGAGTTTATCAAACTGGTCTCGATCGAGGCGTTCTCTATCTGCAAGACGGTAGGGCAGTGGCTTGGAACGGTCTCACTTCTGTTGAGGATTCTACTACTCAAACTCTGAAATCGTTCTATCTCGATGGGGTAAAGTATCTGGACAATATTCTCCCGGGGGACTTTTCCGGCAAACTCAAAGCTTTCACCTATCCCGATGAATTCGATGATGTCAATGGGATTGTCACTCCTTCTCTAGGGTTGGAATACCATGATCAGCCATCCAAGAGTTTCAATCTTTCGTACAGAACCATACTTCTCAATGATGTTGAAGGAGAAGCTTATGGTTACAAGATTCATCTTCTTTACAATCTTGTAGCCAACGCTGATACCTATGCTTTTGTCACACTCAAGGGATCGGCCAATACTCCGATTGAGTTTTCATGGGCTTTAACTGGTACACCGCCTCGTGTCGCCAAGTTCAGGCCAACAATTCACATTTCCATTGATTCAACTGAGACTCCACCCGGACTTCTTCAATCAATTGAAGATATTTTGTATGGTACTCAAGATTCTGCACCGTCACTTCCCACAATCGGACAAATTCTGGACATGTTCGGTTATCTGGGTGCACTTATCATTGTGGATCATGGCGATGGAACTTGGTCGGCTATTGATGAATCTGATACATACATTTCTATGACAAATCCCACCACATTCCAGATTGATAATGCTGATGCGACATATTTGGATGCAACTACGTATCAGATTTCTTCTACAAACGTCGGCGATCAAGGCTGAGGAGGTGAAATGACTACAGTAACAGGTTTTACCGCAGATCGTATGCTGGCCATCGAAGCCGCCTCGGTCGTTGATGGTGATGTGGATGGCAATGGTAATCTGATTCTCACCAAGCATGATGGATCAACTATCAATGCGGGAAGTGTTAAAGGACCAGCAGGCCCTCAAGGTCCTCCTGGAAGTTTGCTTTCGACTCTTTCTTCTGTCCCAATTCTCGATGTTGGTCTTTCAAATCAGATACGTGCGGGTCGACAATTGTCTCCGGCGGATTTTGCCGCTATTGGTTTGAACGCACCTCTCGGGCTGTGGAATCTGTCTGATCTGTCCGATGCCAGTGGTAATGGTCGAGCATTGTCTAATAAAGGTGCTGTACCATTTACTACCGGAATTAATGGCGGGGCTAATACTGCTGCTCAGTTTGTAGGTTCAAATGCGCAAGTACTTTATATTCCTGATACAGGTGCGAATGATCCGTTTAAGATGAAGACCGGATCATTTGGATCGTGGTTCCGTTCATCTAAACGGGCACAAGGTCAGGCCATACTGGGCAAGCGTACGCCAGCAACTCCTGGATTTTCGTGGGATACATACATTAATAGTACCAATAGTTATGCGGCTTGGGTTTGTTTTGACGGTACAAATTATATTACTTGTAATGGTACTAGTGATGTTATAGACGATAGATGGCATTTTTGTGTTGCTACTTTTGACGGTGGAATGATACGCATTTATGTTGATTGCGTATTAGAATATACAACTATAGCATCTGGCGTATTATATGCAACAAATGGGCCGCTTAATATAGGCGGCGATGGTGGTGATGCTGCAACAGCACCTTTGGGATCATTTAGCGGTCGTATAGATGAAGCATTCGTCACATCCGATGTTCTCTCTGATGATCAAATTCGTGCTCTATATTGTGCCAAAATTTCGCATACACTTGGGTTTATACCAACACATGTTACTCTAAATGTTCGCCGTCGAAAGAAGGGCGCTCTATTTGCTGTTTCTGATTTCCCAACTCAACCTTTAAGATTGTATAATTTCTCAGCGGGTTCGCTTGGCGATCAGGGTTCTAATAATCAAACACTTACACTTAATGCTGGTACTGGTTCTATTGTGCCTGCGTCTGCAGCAGATGGTAGTAATAATAATGCTTATATTGGTAGTGGAGCACACGCTGGTTTGAGCGCTACTGATACTGGTCTTCCTGCTGGGATAGCATCAAGATCTTGTGGTTTTTGGACTAAGGTAGGACTTGTTCCTACTGGCGCATATACATTTTTGAGTTGGGGTGTTACTAGTACGGGTGAATTACGAATTGATGTAGTATCTAGTGGCGTTATTCGTTCTTTAAGTAATGGTGATTCAATTAATGGTATATTTATCTGTGATGCTGCGTGGCATTTCATTGTTAATGTTGAAGATAACGGCGCGATTGACGGCGTTAAACGTAAATTTTATATTGATGGACGACTTGTTGGGGCATCAACAGTTTTGAATACACTTACTCTTGGTGGAGCATCGGCTTTTCGTGTTGGGGCATTACAAACTGGTGGAAATCCGCTTCCAGGTTCGATGGATGGCGTATTCGTTTGTGATTACGCTCTTACTCCCGCGACTATTGCGCAACTCTATGCCAAGGGTTCACAAGCTCTTTCACCGTCACCAAAGAATGTCGGCGATCATGTTGAAGGAATGGACGCCACAAACCTTTATGCAACATTTGATTCTCTTGAATCGCAGCATCAGATAGATTTGGCGGTGGCATAGTGCGAAGTACATGCAATGATACTGATAAAATTCGTATAGTATATGCTACTTTTGATCCAAATGGTAATATTGAGCGTACTAATGAACCAATTACAATAACGAGAACTGCTGCTGGTTCTTATACTGTTACGTTCATACGGCCGTTTCGTCATGTTTCAAATGTTCAAATAACTATTGGTGGTTCTGGTGGGAGTCTTTTCGGTAAATACTCATCAGCTATAGGACCAACAGTTAAACAAATATATATTTATACGTATGCTTCTGGTAGTGGTGTATTGACTGATTGCGAAGTTTATTTTGTAGCTACGGGACTGGATTCAACGCCATTATAAATAAAAGGAGGTGATGGTATGGCTGATTCATATTTGGCGATTTCAGCGATTGCCAACGACGAATTCATGAACGAACGTCTAAAAGCTTGTGCAACTCAACAAACCCATTTGGGTAATGCTCCTGATATTGCAAATGATCCAATCAATCAACCCGATACTTGGGCCGCACTTCATTGGGTTGAACAGAACAAGTATCTCTGGGCAGCATCACCTTCATGGGGTGAGAAATGGTCTTCCGCATTGGCTGGAGGAGAAGAAGAGCCCGGTAAGAACGAAGCTGTGATTACTGACGCAGATATTCTGGCAACAGTTCAGGCACTTACTAATCCGGAGTAACTAATGAGATTTGAACTTGCTGGAAGTCTAATTCTACCAGCTCCAGTAGTTATACAATTCACTGCTAATCAGAATTTCGATGCTTCAAAGTACATCAATCTAGGTTATACCAATTTTGATGTGATTTGTATTGGTGGTGGAGGCGGAATGGGTGGTGGTATCGACACGCAAAATACCGGCACACTCATTCGAAGCTATGGTGGAGCAGGTGGTGGCGGAGGGCTTCAGCGAGTTCAAGGTCTATTATCTGCTCTCCCATCCAATTGTCCAGTTGTCGTTGGTGCAGGCGGTGCTTTGGGTACGGAAGATCCATCCAATGTTGGTCTCACTACCGACGGAGGAGACGGTGGAATATCCTCATTCAATAACACTACCTGCCAAGCCTCTGGCGGTAAGGGTGGTAAGAGGGTACAGTCAAACTCTCTGACTGTAACTACATCCGCTAATGGTGGAGATGGTGGAGTAGGTGGTCGTCAAAATGCTGGTGGAGGTGCACTTGGTGGCATAGCTGGAACTCCTACTGTAACGGGACCGGGAACTCCTGGGACAGCTGGAGCAGATGGTACGTGGATTGGAAACATCGGTCAAGGAGGAGGAGGCGGCGCCGGGGGAGTAGGTAAGTATGGCAGTGGAGGTACTACGCTTAACGCGGCTACGTCAGGTGGGAAAGGGTCCTATAATCCTGGAGATACATCGGTTTACGGTCCAGGAGATACCCCGGACACTGACCCAGGTAGTAACTCACCGAATACAGTTCCAGGAGGTGCAAGTGGTG